TCGTTGGCGGCGAATATGCGACCATCCTGACAGAGCGCGCCATCTTCCGAGCCACCTACACAGGCCCGCCATTGATCTGGCAGTTTGATAAGGTTGTGTCTGAGCGCGGATGTGCGTTTAAGGAATCAGTCTGTAATGTCGGCAACTTAGTATTTTTCCTCGCCAATGACGGCTTCTATGCGTTTGACGGTCAGCGAGCCACGCCAATTGGCTCGGAGAAGGTCAACGAGTTCTTCTTGCAGGATTTCGACTCTAACTATGACTATCGGATGAGCGCGTCTGTTGACCCCATCAATGAAGTGGCGATGTGGTCATACACGTCCACGCAGTCGCCGTCAGGTCAGCCGGACAAGATCATCATGTACAATTACGTCCTCAACAAGTGGTCTCTGGCCGAGGTTGAGGCGGACTTGCTTGCGCCTATTTTCTCTTCTGGCTACACGGTTGACGCGTTGGACAACCTCTCGGCCACTGTTGACGGCCTGAGCATCCAGCTAGACAGCCGGTTCTTTAAGGGCGGCCAGTACACCTTCGGCGGCGCATACGGCAACAAGATTTACACCTTTTCGGGCGCACCGCTGACGGCGACTATCGAGACGTCAGAGGTGCCGGTGTCTATGGGCAAGAACTCCATCGTCACGCGCATTTACCCGTATTACGAGGACGGCACTGTCACGATGGCGATTGGCACCAGAAACACCCAAGCGAGCCAGCCTGTATTCACCAGCGCCGCCTCACCCAATGACGCGGGCTTCATACCGTTTCGCTCTCAGGGGCGCTACCACAGGGCGCGGATGACGCTGTCCGGCGGATGGTCTAAGGCGTTGGGCATCGATATCGAGGCGCGGGAGATCGGGCGGAGATGACAACCGAACAGCGCACAACCAACTTTCGCAGGCTGAACCCCGTCACCGCCACCACCCGCGAGATCGCCGAGGTGCTTAACCGCACGATTGACGGCGGATTGAACAGTGTCGGGTATGTGACGTTTCCGGCGAACACAACGCAGACAACGGTGAGTGAGCCGAGATATTCGGTGTCGAGCTTGGTGTTTTTTACGGGCGTGGACCACGACCCTTGGCACCACAACCCATATATCGACAGCTCAAGCACTGACGGGACTATGGTAATCAATTATAGCAATCAGGGACATGATGCACCATTCGCCTACCTTATTATCGGCTAATGACAGAGCCGCGCATGAATGGGATCGCTGTAAGCGTTGGATTTCTGATGCGCTTGAGTACGCTGGCGGCTCGCACACTATGGATGATGTGGCTGAGGCAGTCTGGTCTGGGAAAGCACAATTCTTTCCTTTGGAAAAGTCTGCTATAATCACAGAAATCGTTGACTACCCGCAAAAGGCTATGTGCCGCATCTGGTTAGCGGGCGGTGATCTGGATGAATTGATGGATGCGGAAATATCTATTGCTCATTGGGCAAAAATACACGGATGTGACGGTATGGAGATCGTGGGCCGTAAGGGCTGGTCTCGACAACTCAAAGACTACCGCGAGAGCGCGGTTGTACTGACAAGGAACTTTAGCGATGAGTAAAGGCGGCGGAACAACACGGCAGGTGACGCAGACCCTGACGGACCCAACCACGGCACCGTTCAAGGAGTTTGGATTAGGTGAGGCACGGCGTCTATATGAGGCGGGACCACAGCAATACTACCCCGGCCAAACTGTTGTCGGGTTCTCGCCTGAATCGCAAGCCGCTCTGGCTGGCATCCGACAGCAGGCGATAACCGGCTCCCCGTTCATCGGTGCCGTTCAGGACGTTGTGATGCAGAACCTGATGGGGACCAACCCGCTACAGTCTGCCGCGTTCCGCCCCGCCATTGAGGCGGTAGAGGCGCAGGCCGCTAAGGCGAGGCGCTACGGCTCCGGCTACCAGCAGGCGGCTGTCGCCGAGGCGCTGGCGCCGTATGCTTATCAAGCTCAGCAGGCGGCAATCCAACAAGCCCCTGCGGTTCGCCAATTTGGGTTCGCTGACCTTGAGACGTTGGCGGGCGTGGGTGCCGCAAGAGAGGCTCAGGCTCAGGCAGAACTCACCGCCGACATCGAGCGCTTCCAGTTTGAACAGCAGGCACCGCAGGCGGCGTTGGCTAACTACCTCGCCGCTGTTCAGGGTGGCGAGCTTGGCAGGCAAGAGATCAAGCCGGTTTACAGGCAACCTGCTCTCAGCGCCCTTGGCGGCGCCCTTACCGGCGCTAAAATTGGCGGGATGATGACGCCACAAGGCACGGCTGTTAGCCCAATGTACGCCCTTGGCGGCGGCCTGCTCGGCGCATTTGGCGCATAGGAGAAATAGATGTCTAACGGTGACTTCGGCAGACTAGAGTTTTTAAGGCGCTTAGGGCGGTTGCCGTCACAGGCGCAGATGGTGCAACAGCCATCGATGGGACCGGCTCGCGTCCCGCCTTCAATCGTGCGCCAGCCAGCCGCCCCTACCCTGTCCCCAAGCATGCAGAGGCTCGCGGATTTGAACGCGGCTCGATATGTTGCTGGCGTCCCCTCGCTATATCGTATGCCATCCCCTGCGGCACAGCCCGCCGTTGCTGGCGGCCCACAACTGCCGCCGCCTCCAACGCAGATGGCCCGCCCCGCTGGCCTGACGCCGATGGACAGGGCTGGCCTCGCCGCTGGCATTGCGGGCTTGCAATACGCTGGGCCACAGACTCAACCGACATCATTCGCTCAAGGTCTGGGCGTTATGGCTCAGGCGGGGCTTGAGGCGTATGATGTGGCGCGTCAGCGTGAAGCTGAGGCGCAGAGAGCAAAGCGGGAGGAGGCCTATCAAGCCGCAAATCTCGCATTGAAATACGCTCAGCTTGAGGCGCAACAGGCTCCAAGCCGGTCAAGCGCGGCGCAGAAGCTCATCGAGGCTGGGTATAAAGAAAATACCCCAGAGTTTCAGGAGGCTATGCGTAAGTATTTAGAAAAGCCAACGGGCACAAACATCAATATGGCCAGCGAAACAGAGTTTGCCAAACAATCTGTTAAATATGCTTTCACGGCGCTCGGAGATGCAGACAAGGCCATTGCTCAGGTTAGAGACCTTGAGCCAAGGCTTGAGCAAATCACAAATATTTTGGCTTCTGGCGAGGTTGACACTGGCCGGATTGCGTCTTTGACCTTCCCGTTCAGGCAAATTCTTGCTGAGTCAAACATGCTATCTTCAGAAGAGGCCGAAAAACAATCGTCCGAAGAGCTTTTGAGATCAGCCATACAGTACATCATCCCAAGGATGCGTGTTGTTGGCTCTGGCTCAACATCAGACAGAGAAATGAACTCCTTCGCACAAGCCGCGCCTAATTTTGCGAACAGCACACTTGGCAACCAAAAGATTGCGTCTGGCATGACCCAAGTTATCAAATATCAAAAAGAGCGGCGCAATCTGATGGACCGGTACATGATGGACCCAGACCTCGGAAACGGCACACTTATGGGCTTTAACAAGTGGGCTGACGAGAAGCAGGGAACCATCTTTAAGACATACACCACTGACGAATCTTTTGATGAGGCGGTCCGTTCTGGCGAGCTTAAAATTGGCGACCTGTTCTTTGACGGAGAGAACTACATGATCCTAGAAAAGAGACACACTGAGGGGATACTATAATGGGGTTGCCAAAATCAGACACAGAAATGGAAGGCAGGGTTCCTCAGCAAACCACAGAGGACATCCTTTACGGCATTGGCAGGGCTATCGCTCAGGGGCTAACCTTCGGAACGGCAGATGAGGCTGAGGCTTTCGTCCGTTCTCAGTTTGTGTCTGGCGGCAAGTCATACGCCGAAGAAGTCGCAAAAATAAGGGAAGAGCAGGCTAAATTTTCAAAGGCGCACCCATACGCCGCCTTTGCGGCTGAAATAGTCGGTGCGATCCCGTCAGCTATGGCGGGCGGGGCTGGTCTGGCTCGGCTTGGCGTAACTGGCGTTGGCAAGGTGGCGGCGATTGAGAGCGGTGCTTATGGTGCCGGTGCCGCTGAGGGCGGCCCTGTAGAGCGAGCAAAGGGTGCCGCAATTAGCGCGCCCCTTGGCGTTGCGGGTGCTAAGGCTTTGCAGGCGGCTACGCCGGTGGTGTCTCAGGCCGCATCCCAGCTTTTGCGTGAAGGTATCCCGCTGACAGTCGGCCAAAGGCTTGGCGGCGGCTTCAAGAGCCTTGAGGAGAGGCTCGCAGGCTTCCAGTTTATTGGCGAGCCGATCAAGAGGGCTGAGCAAACGGCTCTAAACGCCTTTAACCGCGTGGCAATGGATAAGGCTATCGCGCCCCTTGGCAAAAAAATTCCAAAAAACCTTACCGGACAAGACGCATTTGCATACGCAGATAATCTTGTGAATGAAGCATATGCTCAGGTTTTGCCAAAGTTAAGCGTCACAACCGACCCGCTTGAGACCGCGGCGGTAAAAATACTGGAGCTTGACGACATCGGCCTCACAACAGAGTCACAAGAAATCTTCTCAAAGAAGGCGCAGGCTCTTTTGTTCAATAGGGCAGAAGATGGGGTGCTATCAGGAGAGGCATTAAAGAAGGCGGAATCTGACCTTGGCGCCGAAGCCATAAGGATGATTGCTCGCGGTTCTTCTCAGGAAGCTGACGCAGGTCGGGCGCTATTTAATTTGCAATCGTCTCTCCGGCAAGAAGCTGTGTCTCAGAACCCTGTTGCTGGGGCAGACTTGCAGAAGGCAAATCAGGCTTGGAAGCAACTCCAGCCGGTTCAGAAGGCTGTTGTTACCGCCGCATCTGGCACGGGCGGCAGGTTCACACCGTCTCAGCTTCTGCGCGGCATGAGAGGCTTTGAGGCTGGCCCAAGAAAGAAGAAATACGCCAGAGGTGAGCTACCTATGCAACCGTTCGCTCAGGCGGCGCAGGATGTTATGGGGCGCACAATACCAGACACAGGCACCGCTGGCAGAATGGACATCATGAGCGGGGCGCTTGACCCGCTTCGCCTCACTGGAAGGATCGCCGGAAGAATGGCCACAGAGGCAATCTACGGCTCGCCTGCGGGTTCTGCATTATTAACGCGCGGCCTTTTGCAAGCGCCACTCGAAGGCGCTAGAAGGGCTGTGCCTATGCTTTCCGCGACACAAGGCGTGCCTATGGTTGAAGAGCGTACATCGGGCCTGCTAGACGCTTACTACCCCTAATCCCGCCCATATGTTAAAATCAGCGCCAAGCAGAGGAGCGCTTCATGAGTAAAGACAAGCTCACCGATTACGACCCCGTAGCCGTCAATAACACCGACATCGGCGGTATATCGCTGGCCGAAGGGGTGATGGTCCCTAGCGACCTGAACAATGCGCTCAGGGAGGTCATGAGCCACCTCGCGGACTTCGCGGATGGCACAACCGGCGTTGACGTTTTAACGCTACAGGATGATGACGCCAGCGCGTCTATCAAGCTACAGGCGCCGTCAGAGGTCACGACCACCACGACACTCACCCTGCCGGATGGGGACGGGTCAAACGGTCAGGTGATCTCGACCAATGGTTCTGGCACTTTGGCGTGGACAACCATAAGCGAGTTCAGCCTGCCATCTGGTCTGATCTTCCCATATGGCGGCGCAACTGCGCCATCTGGCTACCTCTTGTGCTTTGGCCAAGCAATCAGCCGGACAACTTATGCCGATTTGTTTACCGCTCTTGGGACGACATATGGCTCAGGAGACGGATCGACCACGTTCAACGTGCCGGACTTGCGCGGGCGCGTTATCGCCGGTCAGGACGATATGGGCGGCACGTCAGCTAACCGCCTCACCGACCAGTCTGGCGGCTTGGACGGCGACACATTGGGTGCAACAGGCGGCGCAGAGACGCACACACTGACGGGCGCTGAGAGCGGAACATCAGCCCACGGCCACACGATCAGCGGCGGCATTTTGTCTGGCCCCACAAGCGCCCAATCATCTGGCCTTCACAGTAGAGGCGACCTTACGAATGTGCAGTATAACGAGGGCTTTGACAACTTCACGGTTGCCAACGCAACCGAGGCTGACGCTTCATCGGCACACAACAACGTCCAGCCAACCATCGTACTGAATTACATCATCAAGACATAGCGAGGGGCTGACATATGTCCAAGGATAAGCTCACCGATTATAGCGCCACCAATTCGCTGAACACGGACGTTGGCGGCGTTAACATTGACGAGGGCATGCTCCCCTCAGACGTGAACAACGCCCTGCGCGAGGTGATGACGCACCTGAAGGACTTCG